TTTGTCGCGTCCTATCAGCTGCAGGCACGCCAAGGCACGGGGGACTGGCAAGATTATGGGCGGACCGATGGAACCACCCTTGAGATCCGCGACATCGCGCCGGGCGGCTGGTCTTTCCGTGTCAAGGCGGTCTCGGTGCTTGGGGTCTCATCGAGTTGGCAGACGAGCACCATTGAGATCCTTGGCCTGACGGCACCGCCAGCGCAGCTTGAGAACGTGACGCTGCAAACAGCTGGGGGGCTTGCCATCCTCAAATGGGCGCGCTCGGCCGATCCTGATGTGCGGGTGGGCGGCAATATCGTGATCCGGCATTCCAAGGAGGCGACCGCCACTTGGGCCGACAGTTATTCAATGGACCGGGTCGGCGGCGGTGAGGCGATTGCTGTCGTGCCCCTGAAGCCTGGGACCTATCTTGTGCGTGCCGAGGACAGTGGCGGGCGGGCTGGTCCCGAGGTGCGGGTCTCGACCAAGGGTGCGCAGGTACTGGCCTTCTCGCCTTTGGGCATGCTGCAGGCTGATCCAGGATTTGTGGGTTCAAAGACCGGGCTCAAGGTTGCAACAGGCACTCTGACACTCGCCACGGCAACGGTGAATGGTGTGACGCAGGTCACGTCGCTGGAGGGGCAGTACGGCTTTGCGGCCGGGCTCGATCTCGGGGCGGTAAAGCGCGTGCGGCTTCGCTCGGAGATCGGTGTGGCAGCTCTGGCGCTCAACGACCGGATCGATGCGCGCACCGCGTTCATGGACACATGGGCGGACTTTGACGGGGCGGCCGGGGCAGAGATCGATGTGCTCTTTGAGATCCGCGAGACCGATGATGATCCGGCCACAATCCCTGTCTGGGGTCCCTGGGGTCGACTGGACACCCACGAGATTGAGGCCCGCGCGGTTCAGGCGCGGGCCATCCTCTCGACGAAGGACGCCTCCTACACGCCCATCGTCACCCAATTGCGGCTTTATGCCGATGAGGTCGCCTGATGCCCCAGACTTCCAGCTTCGTGATTGCCAATGATGCCGGCGCGGCCGTGCGCGCGCGGATCAATGAGGTGATCGCTGCGCTGCAATCAACGAGTGCCGGAGCCTCGGCACCGGTGGCCACCACCGCGGGCATGCTCTGGGTCGATACCTCGGTCTCGCCGCCGGTTCTACGCCGTCGGAACGCCACGAACACGGGCTGGGATGCGCTGCTCGATGCGGCGGGCAATCTGGCGGGGCTTGCAAACACTGCCGTGGCACGCACGAACCTTGGCCTCGGGACAATGGCGACGAAGTCGGCGGCCGATTATGACGATGCGATCGCCGCAAAAGCGGCGCTCTCCGGGGCAACCTTCACCGGTGTCGTGACGGCCCCAAACTTCGTCTCCTCGTCAGATGCCCGCCTCAAATCCGAGGTTGAAACCATCGCAGGGGCATTGGCCATCGTCTCAGCGCTCCGGGGCGTACGCTTCACCATGGATGGCAGTCGCCAGATCGGCGTCATCGCACAGGAGGTCGAGGCTGTGCTGCCCGAAGTCGTGCGCGTGGGTGAAGCGGGCCAACTCTCTGTCGCCTACGGCAATATCACCGGCCTTCTCATCGAGGCCGTCAAGGAACTCACCGCCCGGGTGGCGGCGCTCGAGGAGGCACGCCCATGAATGACGGTGGGTTCATCGACATGATCAACTCGGTCTTCGGAGGCGCGGTGACCACGCTGATCGGTGCCTTTACGGGACGGCTGATGTGGCATTCAGGCGAGGTGAAGCTCGGCAACCGCCGCTTCTTCGGCAAGGAGCTCCTTTGGGAAATCCCCGTGGCTGTCGGCATGGCGCTGATCGGGGAGGCGGCGGCGCGCTACATTGGCCTTTCCCAGCCCGTCTCGACCGGGTTTGTGGCCACCCTCGCCTATCTCGGGCCCCGCGGGGCGGAGGCATTGCTGACCACTTGGATCGGCCGACGCAAACCATAGGAAGCGCCGGCCTCTTGGCTCCGCCTTTGTCCAAATCATCAGAAGGCTGCGATCGACGTGGAAAACCTGCCGTCGAAGATGCTGCAAGGCTTTTGGAAGCATGGTTTGAGCGCTTGCTTGTGGCCCGGTGGTCCTGACCCCCAAAGGCCAAATCTGCGGAGCGTTTCGTCGCATGGTGGATCGTGCGGGGGCATCGGGCAGCTGACACGTCACAAAAAGCACAAGCTCATGCTCTAGATTGTGGTCAGGGTTCCAGCGCTGCCGCGTTCTTGGCGCCATGATCACGATCATAATACCATGAGGCCTGGCTTGATGTCTGGCGGTTGGCAGTGCATCTGGGATGCAATCTTAGGTCAGATTTGGAGGGTGGTATTTTGCGACGTCCTGATATTCCAGCCGTGCTCTCGAAACTTGCGGCATCCAGCAATCCCGTCGAGGTGATCCGCGATCTCGTGCTGCGCACGGGTGGCTTTTGGCAGGACTCCGTGGAGGCGTCTGGCCTCTTTGAGATCCAGTTGGCGGGCATCACGGGCCTTGGATCGTCAGCGCAAGCGGCGGTCGAGGATTGGGTGATCCAAGCGCGCCGAACAAAGGTGGAGGACCTGCGGGTCGCCCTTGAAGAGGGCTAAGGCCGCCCAAGACAACAACAAGAATTGCACGACACATGGCCGCCCTTGGGCGGCCTTTCTTTTTGGAGATCGCCATGACGCCCTTCAACATCGCCCGCAGCTACATCAGAACCAAAGAGGGGCCAGGCCCCGCTGACAATCCCATCATCATCGAGATGTATGCCTCGGTCGGCCATACTCATGTGGAACATGACTCTGTGGCCTGGTGCGCAGCCTTTGTCGGGCATTGCCTTGAGAGGGCAGGGATCCGCTCAACCCGCAAGCTGACGGCGCGCTCCTATCTCGACTGGGGTGTGCCTGTGGACGTGGCGGACGCCCAGCAGGGCGACATCGGCGTGATCCCGCGCGGCTCATCCAGCTGGCAGGGCCATGTCTTCTTTATCGACCGGATTGAGGGGCAATGGATCTGGGGCCTCGGCGGCAACCAAGACGACGCCGTCACTGTGAAGCGCTATCCGGTCTCAAAGCTTCTGGGCGTTCGGCGGGCTGGGGATGTCGCGCCGCAAGTGGCGATGTCAGTCGAGGCCGTCCAGCGCCGACTAAAGGAGCTTGGCTATCACGAGGTGGGTAAGATCGATGGAAAGATCGGGCCCCGCACCCGCGCGGCCATCCTGGCCTTCCGCGATGACAACGATCTTGCCCTCGTGCCGATCATCGATGTCGCGCTGACCGACACCTTGGCCGCGGCGCGTCCGAGGACTGTGGCGATCGAGCGCGCGACGGGCAGGCCTGAGGGCTCGCGTATCTTGGCTGCGTCAAACGCCCAGATCGCGCTCGGGGCCGCAGGTTATGCTGGCATCGCGATCAGCGATGTCGCACCGCTGGTTGGTCAGGCCGAGGAAGGACGCGATCTTGCGACACGCCTCCTCGACCTCGTGGGGCTCGGAAGCTACGCCCCGGTCATTATGCCCGTACTCGGGGCAGCAATCTTCCTCGCAGTCATCGTGCTGGCGTTGAAAGCCCGCGCGGCCAGGATCGAGGACCATCGTACGGGGCGGACGCCATGATCGCCTTTATCAGGCGGCTCGTCACCGCTTTTGGCCAGCGCGTCGCACTTTGGGGCGCCCTTTGTCTGATCCTGATCACCGCCCTGCGCATCGCCACACGCCAGGGGCGGCATGCTGCTGAGGCCGAGTATGCCATTCGCACAGCTGAAGCCCGCATCCGCGCGCTGCGCATATCCCGAAAGGTTCGCCATGAGGTCGAGACTTTGCCTGAGGCTGAGCGTGATCGCCGCCTTGACCGCTGGATGCGCGACTGATCCCGGCATGATCTCGAGCTGCGACTGGGCAGAGCCGATCCGACCCTCACGGGCGGATCACTTGAGCGATGGAACGGCACGGCAGATCCTCACCCATAACGAGACTGGCGCGCAGCTTTGTGGGTGGCGGTCATGACGGGCGTACATGTGCAGGAAGGCCCTGTTATCCTGATCGGGTATGAATACCGCCTGCAGCTGCAGGCCGAGGCTGATCTCTTCCCCGAGGGGGCCAGCTTTGCTGGACAGGTGCGCAGCACGATCAGCGCCTCGGCCGTTCTGGCAGAGGTGTCGACCGCGTCCGCCAGCGTGCTGCGCCTCGATGACCGCACGCTGGAAATCGTTCTGCCCCCCGAGGTGACGGTCAGCCTCGCGCCGGGTGGGATTGTGCTTGATCTCGTCCGTACCGATCTGGAACTAGACCGGCACCTCGGCTTCGTGCTGGAAATCCCCGTGGTTCTGCCGGTGACAAGGCTCCCTGGTGCTGGGGGTCTCTGAACTATGGCAGCAGCACTTGAACTTCGGCCCCTAACCGGGCCGATCCGTTTGCATTTGAGATCCAGTGAGCCGATCCGGCTGCGCGTTTTGGCGGGTCCAGTAGCTCTGCGGCTTCTCGGCCAGCCCGGGCCTCAGGGCCGAACGGGCCTTCAAGGTGACAAGGGCGACACGGGTGCGCCCGGGGTCACCATTCTTCCGACCAACGCTCCCATCAACGGAGGCTTCTTCTGATGGCCAATACGATCCAACTCAAACGCCGCGTCTCGGGCGTGGCCGGTGCGCCAGCTGCGCTCAAGTCCGGCGAGATTGCCCATAACGAGGTTGATGACACGCTCTATGTCGGCAAGGGCGACGATGGGGCGGGCAATGCGACCTCGGTCATTCCGCTTGCGGGCAAAGGTTCCTTTGTCGATCTTGCGGCTTCGCAAAGCATCGCCGGCGCGAAAACCTTCGCCACCGTCCCGAAATCCTCCGAGGACGCGAGCGCAGGCCCAGACCTCGTGCGCAAATCGCAACTCGATGCAGGGCTGGCCACGAAAGCGGCTCTAAACCATCCGCATGTGGTCAGCGATGTGACGGGGCTGCAATCGTCACTCGACGCAAAGGCGCCGCTTGCCTCGCCCGGCCTGACCGGCACACCGACGGCCCCCACGGCGACAACCGATACCAACACCACCCAGATCGCGACGACGGCTTTTGTGCTCGGGCAGGCTTCTGTGACCGCTCCGGGAATGGACGGCACGGCTGCCGTGGGCAGTTCGACGCGCTTTGCCCGCGCGGATCACGTTCACCCGACGGATACCTCACGTGCGCCGCTGGCCTCTCCCGCGCTGACTGGTACGCCTACAGCACCGACGCCTGCAAACGGCACGAACACCACCCAGATCGCCACGACGGCCTTTGTGCGGGCGACCCGGCTGGATCAGTTGGCGGCCCCCGCATCGGATATCGCCTTCGGTGGCTATCGCCTCACGGGGCTTGGCGATCCGCAGGGCGCGCAGGATGCCGTGACCAAGGCCTATGTCGACCTCACGGTGCAGGGGCTTGAGCCCAAGCAATCGGTGCGCGCCGCCAGCACGGCGAATATCGCAACCTTGTCTGGCCCGATCACCCTTGATGGCGTGGCGCTGGTCGCAGGTGACCGGGTGCTGGTGAAGGATCAGACGACCGCCGGCCAGAACGGCATTTATGTCGTGGCCGCCGGGGCCTGGGCCCGCTCTGCAGATGCAGATACCTGGGGCGAGTTGGTCTCAGCCTATGTCTTTGTGGAAAGCGGCACGGTCAACGCCGATATGGGCTATCTCTCCACAGTGGATCCGGGTGGGACGCTCGGCACCACGGCGGTCACCTTCGTACAGTTCTCGGGGGCGGGACAAATCCTCGCAGGTGCGGGTCTGACCAAATCCGGCAATACGCTCGATGTGGGGGCTGGGACCGGCATTGCCGTTGCGGCCGATACCGTTGGGCTCACGGGTCAAGCACTGGCGGTGCACAATTTGGCGACCAATGGGCTTGTCGCACGCACAGCTGCTGCAACGATGGCGGCGCGCGCGATTGCGGTGAGCGGCACAGGCCTTTCTGTCTCTAATGGCGATGCCGTGGCTGGCAACCCAACCTTCAGCCTCACCGCGGCACTCGCCAGTGTCGGAGGGCTGACCCCGGTCGCGGATCGGCTCGCCTATTACACCGGTGCCTCAACAGCGGCCTTAGCAACCATCACCGCCTTTGCCCGCACGCTTCTTGATGATGCCGATGCCGCGACGGCGCGCAGCACTTTGGGGCTTGGGACGCTCGCCAGCCAATCCTCCGCCTCGGTCGCCATTACCGGCGGGACGATCGACGGGATCGCGCTCGATGGCGGGACCTTCTGACCATGGCCAACACGCTTCTTGTCAAACGCACGACCGTTGCAGGCCGTGTGCCGACGACGGCACAGCTTGAAGCCGGAGAGCTTGCCGTCAATGTCCCGGATGGCAAGCTTTACCTGAAGCAGGAAGGCGCGAGCACCGGCATTGTCGAGATTGGGCCCGTTCGCTCCGTCGCGGGGCGCGCAGGAGACGTCGCGCTGTCTGTTGGTGACATCTCCGGCGTCGCACCTCTTGCGTCGCCTGCCTTCTCAGGCACCCCGACTGCGCCTACGCCAGGTACGGCCGACAGTTCCACGCGGCTCGCCACAACCGCCTTTGTGAAGGCGCAGGGCTATGTCACGACGGCGACGGCTGGCGTGAATTCCGTCAGTGGCTCCGCCCCGATCGTCTCCAGTGGGGGCACCAATCCATCGATCAGCATTCTCACCGCCACGACATCGGCACCAGGGTCCATGAGCGCCGCGGATAAGGCAAAGCTCGATGGCATTGCCGCCGGCGCCCAGGTCAACGTGCCAACGAACCTTGGACTATCTGGCGGCACGACCTCTGGGCCAACCATCACCTCCTCGACCGGCAGCAATGTAACCTTGCCTGCGGCCAGCACCACGGCCTCCGGTGTTGTGACCACCGGTGCGCAAAGCTGGGCCGGGGCCAAGACCTTCACCGGGGTCGTCACGGCCCCGGACTTTGTCACCACCTCGGACGCACGGCTCAAAACCGCGATTGCCCCCATCAGAGATGCCCTCGCCAAACTCCAGCACTTGCAGGGCGTGACGTTTGAACTGGTGGACGACCCCCGGCCGCGGATGGGACTTCTGGCACAGGACGTCCAAGCCGTCGCGCCCGAGGCCGTCATCGAGACCGAGGGCATCTTGCGCCTCGCTTACGGCAATCTCATCGGCCTCCTCGTTGAGGCCATCAAAGACCTCGCGCTTGAGGTCGATCAACTCAAGAGGACCAGCCCATGATCGCCACCGGCCTTTATGCCATCACGAATTGCGGCGTCCCGCGCCATTACGCGGTCGATGTCAAACCGGACTATGCCGGGCTTGGGGTCTTCGTGCCCGCCAGCGAAGGCGCCACCGCGGGCATGGCAGGTGTCATGCTCTGGGCCGATCTGCGCGCCTATCTCGAGACCCCGCCCGATTTTGGCAATGCTGCAGGCTTTGTCGACACACGCCATGACGAGATCTTTGTCCCAGACCTGCCTGGCACAGCGCATGGCGGGATCTACAAGGGGCGCTCCTACATCTTCGCCGCCGGCATGAACGGGCTTGATGAGCTCGTCGACTTCTCGCTTCTTGATGTTGCGGTGGGCCTCAATGCCCAGCCTTTGCCCTGGCGCAACCGCTTCGCCCAGACCGCCCGAGAAAAGGTCGACACCTCCTTCCGGCATCGTGCGCGCGAGCGCCTCTCCAATGCCATGGTGGTGTTCATGCCGATCGCTGCCCCCTTCGATCAAACTCGAATTGAGGTGCTTTGCGAAGGCGACCCGATCCTTCTGAATGGCACAGAGCTCGCCGGTCGAGTCCCTGATGCCGACATCCCGAAGGACGGGGTCTGGTTCAAGCAGTTCTACTTCCATGCCGTGGCAGAGGACCCTGCGGGGGAGGTCCTGCGCGTGCCCGCGGGCGGACGGGCAGAGGTTACCCTTCATCTGCGTTGGAACAAGGACGCAGCTCCTTGTGCCCATGCCATGACACTCAAGCTTGAGAGCGATGCGGGCTATCTGCCAAGCCGGCGTCTTGCGACGGATGCGACCGGCCAGGGCCGCTTTGCGGTCGAGGCCTTAGGGCTGACGCCGAGCGAGCGCATTACCGTCAAGATCAACACCGAGCATTACACCGCGATTGGCAAGATCACCTTGGAGGTCGTGTGATGGAGATCGCGACCACGAGCATGATGCAGGCGATCTATCCTGCCTTTGTCCTGCACAAGTATTGGGACATGCCTGAGGGCTTTAATGATCGCCTTTACGCGCTGGCGAGAGAGGACACGGAACGCAACCGCATCACGGACCCCCGAGATCCGCGCGCCTCAGGGGACATGAGCAATCACCTGGGCCATCTCCGCCACAACTTTCTGATGGACAGCAAAGATTCTGTGATCGCGATGCTGGCCCAGATGGCAGCGGCTGGGGTGCGCGAATATCTGCAGCTTGCCTACGGTTACGACCATGCCGGAGAAATCCGCATGATGGCGGACACCTTCTGGCAGCGCCGCGCGCAGCGGGAGAATCTCGGGATTCACACCCACACGCATCCCCAGACGGACATTGTCTGCACCTATTATCCGCGGGTGATGCTGGACGAAGGTTGCCCGGACACATCGCTTCATCGCGGCGCGGTCCGATTTTATGATCCGGCGGGGATCGGCAAGCGGCTATGGCCCTGCCGGAACCCTGCGGCTTACGTTGGTGGGGGCTGGTATTCCGTAGAGCCTCAGACGGGTTCGATGGTGGTCTTTGAGGGGTATGTGCCTCATGACAGCACCTACTTCGAGGGGGAGGAGCGGATGTGCATTCCGGTCCTGTGCAACCTCGATCGTCCCAATTCTCATTGCAAGGTCGGGCTTCGCGACATTCTCGCGGCTCAAAGAGAAGGAGGCTCTCATGGCCTATAAGGTTGGCACCACCATTGTGATCGACGATCAGGGCTTTGTGCCGTGGTCGCGCATCTCTGGGGCACCGGCAGCAGGTTTGGTGCCGGGCGAGTACACCAAGACCGCCGCAGAATACAAAGTCGTCGGCGTGGGCAATATCTCAAGCACCGCCTATTTGGGTGTTGAATATCAGCCCGACATGACATTCCACGATGTCTATGTGACGACCTATTCGAACTGTAATTGCAACTGCAATTGCCGGTGCTGACGATGGAGGTTCATAGCAGGAGCGTCGAGCTTTGGCCGACCCGCATCAGCTTCTTTGAGACGCCTGTCGATTGGCCGGTGAACCGAGAGCTGGCGGACGAGGCCATTGCAGAGGTTGGCTTGGGCCGAGGCGAAAAGCCTCAGCTTGGGGACGCGGTCATGGATGGACCAGGTGCGCGGGGTGTGTCACATGCCCGACTTCGGGCGCCTGAGCGCCGGGTGCGCGGCATCTTGGAAAAAAGCGCTGCCGGCCAGGCCTTGAAGTCCCATCTCTTCGCCTGCGCGCGCGCCGTGCTCGGTCCTTGGGCCCAGTATCTCGATCCCGACCATTGCGAGAACCGCGCCCTCGTCATCGAGCCCGGTGGCTTCATCTCGACCCACAAGGACAGCCGGGAGGGGGATCTCACTTGCGTGCACTTCCTGACCGGGGGCGGGGTAGGCCGGCCGGTGAACTCTGTCGGCACGCCGCGTTTTGTGATCGAGGACCCTTCGCGGTACTTCGATGAGGGGCGGCTGCCCTATGAGAGCCGCCACGGCTACACGGTCAATCCGCGACCAGGGCTCTCAGTCTTCTTCCCCTCCCACATTCCCCACAACCAGCATCCCTACGAGGGCAGCGCGCCGCATGTACAGATTGTCGCGAACTTCCGCGTCAATCTGCCCGTGGCGATCGAAGAAAGGCTTTTTGACTGATGTGGTTTGATTTGACGCTGGAAGCGCGGGATGGCAGCCGCCATTCCGTCCGCTACAACCCGCACACTTCGGAATGTGAGGGGCTGCCACTGCCTGTTAACCCGGGAACCTTCGCACAGGTCGCCCGTGTGGCCAAAGACAAGCCTCTGGGCAAATCCCGTGCGCCTCGGGTGCTCAAAATCCAGCTGGGCCTGTCGTGCAACTATGCCTGCAGCTATTGCAGTCAGGCCTTCCAGATTGCGGATGCCACGGTCTCAAGGCTTGCGGATGTCGAGCACTTCTTGACCGAGCTTGATGGCTGGATTGCTCAAGGCCCGGAGAAGATCGAGCTTTGGGGCGGGGAGCCGTTTCTGTATTGGGCCAAGATCAAGCGGCTGATCCCGGCGCTGGCGGAGCGGTTCCCGACGGCAGCCTTCTCTATCATCACGAATGGGTCGCTCCTCGATCGTGAAAAGCTCGACTTCATCGCCGCGCATGACATCGCCATCACGATCTCCCATGATGGGCCCGGCCAGCATCTACGCGGGCCTGATCCGTTTGATGATCCGGATAAGCGGCGCTGGATTGAAGCACTGCTGGCGGAGCGGCCGGGAAAGACTGGCTTCAACGCGGTGCTGACGCGGGGGAACCACGATCTCAGGGCGCTGAAGGCATGGTTCGCTGAAAAGGTCGGGCCGGACATCTTCGTGGGGCTCGAGGGCGTCGTGAATGTCTATGACGCCGCGACTGCGATCGGAACAGGGCGGTTCGAGCCCGCGGAGCTGAACAGCCTGACGTGGTCTATCTTCGAGGCGCTGGTTGAGGATCCGAACGCCTTCGGTCTCGGAGAGCGCATCAACGAGTTCTATGCCTCGATCCAGCGCCGGCGCCCCATTGAGGTCCTCGGCCAGAAATGTGGGATGGACAGCCCGGACGCCATCGCCGTCGATCTCCGTGGGCACGTCATGACCTGTCAGAACACGGGGGCCAAGGGGGCGCACAAGATCGGTCATGTGGCGGACTTCGACGGGATCGCGCTCGACACTGCAACGCATTTTGCGTTCCGGGAAGAGTGCATGTCATGCCCGGTCGTTCAGCTCTGCAAGGGGGCCTGTATGTTCCTTGAGGGGGAGTTCTTCAAGCAAAGCTGCGCGAATGAGTTTGCGTTTAACTTCGGTGTAATGATGGCGGCGGTGTGGCATTTGACGGGGATGGTGGTGGTTGGTGCGCGTTCTTCCGTCATCTCCCGGAAAGACGTAATCTAACTGGCCATGAGCTGGGGACACCGCAGCTGAAAAACTGCTACAGTGTGTGCAAGCCAGTGACCTAAACGAGCACTGGGGGCGGCACATTTATGTGATAATATCATATATCAACGGATTCTACAACCAGCGGCGCAATCACGCTGCTCTCGGCTGGAAATCACCGCGGCCTCAGAACAGAGGGCTGCTTAGAATGAGGACCCGGCCGGAACGAAACCGGTGCAGGTCCACATCAAATTCCAGCCTCTGTCGTGGTCGGGTAGTCCGATGCCAGCAGCGCAGCAAGCTTCTCGCTAACTAGAGTGGTCGATCCCGGCAGGAACGGCAAGCCGCCAATCTCCACTTGGCTGATGCTCATGTAGAATTTATGGTCTCGATAGAGCGTTTCGTTCGGATACGGGAATAGCACCACTGCTCCCGACACCACTCCCTGCTTGTATGCGGTCGGTTTCATTGGATGCGGTATAGCGATGGCGTCGCGGTAGCGGTGCATCGTGTTCACATCCTCAGTCGTTGGACCGGGACCGCCATAGAGATTAACGTAGTTGCTGTCGAATTGAATTCGATACTTTGCGTCGAAAATGTAGAGCTTGTCGTCGCTGGCAAATTGAATGACATTGTCCGGCTTCTGGGCGATAGTGGGCAGACGATTGAATAGCCGATTGTAGACTACATACAGTGGCTTGCCTGTTTGCTTGTGGGTAAATCGCATCGCCGATGATTTGCCCTTTGACAAGGCCACTGTAGTTCGCAACCTGTTGACTTGGACCACCGTTTGCTCTTCGAGGTCGAAGCGTTCCCTTAACAGGCCGACGATCTTCAAAAAACACCAATACTCATAGAGAAGTGACGTTTCCTTCATGCCGATGGGGACGATATTCCCTGCGAACGACAGGCCGCCATTGAGCAATCTGCACAGCTTTTCAAAGCGCGAATACAACGGGTGCTTGTAGAAGACCATTGAATCGGGTCGTGCGGGCGTGACTTCAGCGACCTGCCGAAGGAATGGGCTTCGAAGCACCGATTCAATCTTCCGTTCCATGCCCTTCAATGTTGGGCGGATGGAGTCGAAAAACTTCTTCTCCGAGTAGCGGTCCGCATCCTCGTCGCCGGATTCATCTATGCTTGAAAGCATGCGGATGTTTCTATGGGTAGCCTTGATCAACGCCTTAAAGTAGCGGTTTTCGGGCGTATCGAACGTTGGCGAGGAAACGCTCTCGTGGATCCTTAGTGGCAATGCGACGCCAAGGCCTGGGATGGCCGCGCCGCCGTTTTGCCGTCGCAGTGCTCGGCTGATCGTTTGCCTCGACACCCGGCGAGCACGTTCCGTATCCACCGACACTGGATTACGAACCAAGCCGCTATGGGGGCTCTTTGTTATTCCGTTCGTGAGCCTAATAAAGTCGTCGAAATGCCCTTGCAATAGGGCGAACCACTCGACAAGGGTCGGGTAATGATCCTTCGCGGGTGCAGCCAGTCCAAAGGTCTTCGCATTAGCAGCCATTGCTAAATTACGAAGCATCGCTGATACATCATCCCGCATGGCTACGTAATCGGTTCGATAGTCAGCCTTGCGCGAGAAGACTTCGAGCCGAAGTTGCGCCGATCCACTGCCTGTCTTGATTGCGATGTCGGCAAAGCCGACGTTATTGCCGAAGTTTAGGTGGTGGTGTTCAGAACCGGCTCGGATACGTCTGGCTTCGGCGCCGGGCGGGAGTATCAGGGTTGCCGACGGATCAAGCTTCTCGAAGTGGATGTCGTAGGCTACGGCCTCGAAGAACAGAGGTTCGATCAAGTCGCCCGCCGCCACAGGCAGCATGCGATTAGACTTGGCGTCATGCCGTTCCATGCAAACGACGCCAACGGTGATGATGGCAGATTTGGTGACGCTTGAGATGAAGGCGGGCAGCTCGGGCCGCTTGCCAATGATTTCGAGATTCCAGCCTTCTCCGGATGCTTGCAGCAGCAATGGCACTTAGGCACCCCAGTAACGAGTTGATCCGTCGAGCTTCAAGATTTCGCTCATGCGCGAAACTTTTTGGTGACTGCGCTCAAGCGGACCAGCGAATTCCGATCCGACGCCGGGAGCTGCAACGGCAGTGTGCGCCGGTGCTTGCAACCACGCGGCTAGCTTGTTCAAGGCATCGGCAAGTACTTCCCCGCTTCCCGACACCTTCGGCAAGACCTTTTGCAGGATACAGAAGTCCAAAGCCGCACACCCAGCCATGATGTCGGACAGGCCCAATTGCCGCCAGAAGTGCAGGTAAAGCAGGATCGCGTCGCGCGTGCGGTAGCCAAACTTGATCCCCGCGGGTGATAGGATGTCTTGGATCTCGCTTAGCTGTTGGGCGATGTGCTCAAACAGTTCCTGATTAACAGCACGCGCTTCCAAGACCGAAATGGCGTTGGCAGGATTAATGACGATGTTCGAGAGAATTTCAAAGGTCGCCGATCCAGCGGCCGCTCCAGATGCGAAGGAATTCAGGTCCGGATCGTCGAATTCGATGGTGAATGCTCTGTCGAGAACCTTTGGGCTAAACGAGTGAGTGGTCTCGTCCATATTGGCTGTTCCTATCACGCGCAGATTCGACGGAAGCTCAATGCCGCGCAAGTCCGCTTCGGGGTCTGCTTGTCCTGTGCCGGGGACTGCGGGCAACTCGATGGGCAACGGGTCAGAACCGATCCGCGTTTCCTTGCGTTCTCGAGATTCCGCAACGCTGAGGTAGTCGCTGAAATAATGCTCGACTGGCGCGAGGTTCATTTCATCAAGAAGCGCAATCACCAGCTTGTCTGGGTGATAGTGTGCGTCCCGAAGAGCCATAATCAGTTTGCCCTCGACAAACTTGGTGGGCGAGAGGGTTGGAACGAAGCCAAACAGGTCGCTGTTATCCGACCATTGAGGTTGAACAGGAATAGGGTGGAACTTCGAGTTGGTGCGCTTGGCGAACTTACGAGGTAGCAGACTTTTGCCCGTTCCTGAAATCCCGGAAAGGATCACTAGTGGACTGACCGTCATCGCCAAAAAGAAGTTGGCGAGCTCGGCAACCGAAATCAGATAGCCCTCAGCTTCCATGGTTTCTTGCATGGCTTTCAAAGCTTCGCTTGAGCTCAAAGCACTGGAAGCCGGATCAGTCCCTGCAGGAGCCGCCACCAACACCGCGGTCGTGGGCGCTGTCGTGCCATGGGCAGGCACAAGTCGAGGACCAAACTCATAGAGATTGGTGGTGCTCCCCGCTCGCGGACCGGACTGAGCCCGCGTCTTCGCGCCGGTATCGCGCAAGTAGCCCTCCTTTACTAGACGCTTAGGCTGGTGCGGCTTCTTCGTGGACAGAATTTGGTAGTTCTCCGGAACCTGTTGCCAGATGGCATCGGGCGGGAAGCGGTGATCTGGGCCGAACTGTTCCAACATCGACTCCAACGCCGTGACTGCAAGGTCGTGAATTTCGTCGTTGTCCGTGATCATGCTTCCTCCTGATGTCGTGCTACTTTTTACGTTTGGATGTCGCGGAGCGTGCATCGAGTTGGGCTGCCAAGTGCGTTGCGATGGCCTGCGACAAGTTGGGTGGAACCGCTTCACCAATCATGTCCATGCCGATGCCCACGCGAGCCGTGTCGTTGTCATTGGTCATCGAAGTGACAAAGCGAAAATCGTCGTCAAACGACTGCAAGCGAGCGGCTTCACGCATCGTGATGCCGCGCAGTTCCGTCGGGTGCGAGAAGCGGCCTGATCCAAGAAAGTTGGCGTTGGCGGTAATCGTCAGGGCCGGAGAGTCCCAAGCCAGCCGCGTATAGGCGCTCCAGTAGTAGTCGCGATAAAAAACCGGGTTGATCGAACCTGTTCGCTCAAGATTGATTTGTGCCTGTTCTTCGCTGACGTCATGGGCCTTTGCATATTTGGTGATGGCGCGGGCGTATTTCACTCGCATCCGCTCACTCTCTGAATCCCAAGTCTGGCCTGGCCGCATTTGTTCGATGATGTCGAGCACTGACTTTTTGTAGCTACGAGTGATGTGATTGAAGGGAAACGCCGTCTTGCTTCGCATGGAGCATGCGTAGGCGCTGGGTTCACTATCATAGAGAGCAATGTCGTGTCCGCCTAGAGAATCAGCTGCGAGGGGGGGGGCGGGCAAATCGCCAATGGCTTCCCTTACCGTGACCCATGGCAAACGGCCTTCCCTTAACAAAGCCGAGTTTTTGGGGTCGACATGGCTGGGATTTGGGAGTGATGCCGGACCAATAGAACTGGCAATAAATATCGCCCGTTCGCGAAGTTGGGGTACGCCGTAATCTGCACAATTCACAACAGCAACCTCGACCTTGTAGCCCAAGTCTGTCTCAAGCATTTTTATGACGAGTTCGGAAAGCTTGCCCAAACGCCCATCAAAGCCGTGGTTGAGCATTTGCGGCACGTTCTCGATCACCAAGAACTTGGGGCGCAAAGCTTCGGCGACTTCCAGATACCGCAGAACCAGATCGTTGCGAGGGTCGTGAGCAAGCTGGCTGTATCCGCTGAACTTGACAATCTTTCCCTGTTCGCGGTGCTCATTGCGTCGAAGTTGTGAGAAACCTTGGCAAGGCGGGCCGCCAATCATGCAGTCGAGGTCGCCCTTGCCTATGCCACGTTCCTTCAAAGCATCGTGAATTGTTTGTACGTCCAAGAGGCGAATGTCTTTGCGAACAGTCGCGGGAGGCATGTCGTCCCAAGCATGGTTGAACTCGAATGTTCGGAGAGCTTCATTCTTGACATCATTGCCGAACGCGACATTGAACCGTCCAGAACGAGTGAATCCTCGGGACGTCCCGCCGCAGCCGCAGAAGAATTCAGCCAGTGTGTATTTTTTTGAGGTCATGGGCTGTGTTGATACCAAACGGTGTTGCGGTGAAGAATTATTCATTATTTCTTTGTTCTTTCTCGCACTTGGTTCGCCTGTTGCCTGATCCAACTATCGATGTCCGCCCGGGAGAAGCGCCACGTGCCGTCCAGCTTAAAAGCGGGAATCTTGCCTTCGGCCGCGAGGCGGTAGGCGGTGCGCTTGCCAGCCTTCAGGTGCGCGGCGACCTCGCCCAGTGTCAGGATTTCACCTTCCGGTTCTGCCATCGTCTCGCCCTTGTCGATGATGAGGTCCCAGTAGGAATGCTTCAGCGCGTCCCGGATCTGGTTATCCCGTTTCAGGGTGTCGATCGAGACGATGGACCGATCAAACTGGTCAAACACATTGTAGTGGGCGGGTATCTTGTTCCGCCTGCGCCGGATTGCGGCGCTGTCGAGTCGGGAGAGCGGGATCGATAAACGCGTCAAGAATTCCTTCTGGAAATGAGACAGCATAGCCCGGGTCGTAGCTACGAGGATCCGGTCGCCCCTGCCGCGGAGGACGAGCTCCGAGGTTATCAGGCCCGCTTCAAGGGTCTTTCCGAGACCGACGTCATCCGCGATCAGGAGACGAACCCGGTCCTGCGCCAGTGCCCGCTCCACAGGTAGACGCTGGAAAGTCAGATCGTCGATTACGGCCCGACCGAGTGTCAGGGGGCGACGCGTCGTGGTCGGCGTCGCCCTAAACGCCGCCGCGAGGTGCAGCTTGGTGTCGATCAGCCCGGAAGACGTGTCTGGGACGAGTTTGACGGCCACCGGGTCAAGAACACGCGCCCCTTTCTCAAGATCCCAGACAAAACGGGCCTCCTTGTCACGCACAAGACCACTCAGCCCGCGGCAATGAACTTCTCGGAAACCTCGCTTCAATGTTGATGTGCCCATCACTTTCCAAGTGGCAGAGCGCAGCTGAATCACTGAACCGGGCTGCGGGACGGCATTCACTTCGCGGCCTCCAATACAACCGATCTATTAAGCAGAACTATCTGCTGATCGCTAGGCCTACGAGCGGAAGGATCCGTGTCAAGCCCAAGCCGCTTTAGCGCATAGAACAACAAAGCTTTTCGAACGACAATCTCGGCTTTGCCATCGACCATCCCGTAGTCCATCTCAATGGCGCGCCGTTGCGTGTCCGATAGTTCCGGGTGAGGTCCAAGCTCGAGGGTGATCTCAGCAAGCCAGTCGGTATCGTTTTCAGCCGCAGATGTCGCGTCAGCTTGATCCCCGACCTCGACAACCCGCGAGAGCAAAAAGTCTTTGAATACACCGTCGTTCTGACAGAACGCCCGGGCATGCCAACGGAACCCGTCAAACGCCAATGCATGCGGCTCAATCCACCGAGCCGTTGGTTCTGGTCTGGACATGGACTGATAGGTAACTTGGAGAGCGTTCTTCTCCCGGATGGCCGAAAGAACCTCCCGCAGCACCTCTGGATCCACGCCACGAGCGGGGATAGGCGTGGCTGCGGAGCCGGGGAAGAAGCTGATCCAGCTTTGCCCCTCTGAGATCAGGCCATGCTCAACGGCCTGCAGTTGCGCGAAATACTCGGCGGCATCAGGCTGAAAATACCTCGGCTTGAAGTTCTTGCCGCGCAGATATGTGCGAAGGCGCTTGTCGTAGGTCAGGTTGCTTTTTCGGCCTTCGATGTAAGCGGCAAAATCTTTCGACGCCTGCTGAACAGAGATCCCGAAGGCCTCCATCAGATCGCTTCTGTTGATGTGTCCCTGCCAATACAACCTGAATTCCATGAACTCGTAGCGCCTCTCGACGCTCCAGTTCGCTCCCTTTTTTCCGACGCGTCGACTCATGTCACGGCCTGCATATTATACCGCCTAGATTAAAGCGTCTACTTTGTAGATTGACACATCATATAGACTGTCGCACCTTTAGGGTGCGCTTGTTGCATGCTACGCCCATTCGGGATGGCTTGACTAGTGTCTGTTGCCGCTTTTGGGGCAGCATTTAGCCTTTCTTGGGGATATCAATGGGAGATGGCGCATTCTTACTCTTGATGCTGCTCGCAGCGCTTCTTTTGCTTTGGGTCTTTCTATGGGGCCCGAGAGCAAAGGCAGCCCGCGAGGAGCGCGAGCGACTCGCAGCGGAAGCAAGAGCTCAGCGCGAGGCACAACTGGCCAAGCTGAAAGCGGAGCGGGAAGAGCTCATGGGAGCTATTCGGTTGCGCGCCCCAGGTTTCATACTGGACGCGCGTCGCGAGTTCGAACGTGAATACCGCGCCAGAGGGGGCGATGGAATGTTCGGCCACGAGATGTCGCCCTTGGTCTGCTTTGGCTATCGAGTGGGAATAACCAATGGCCGATCGGAAAGTGATCGGCGGGCGATCCTTGGCTATGCGTTTGCCGCCGACTTTGACGCGACATTGTCTTTTCTCCCCCCCTCGTACCTCGAAGAATGGGGAGCGCCGCTAAGCGGCTCACGGTTCAAGCGGATAGTTCAACATCTTCACAACATGGCCGACACCCGGGTCGGACGACGAAACTATGAGGTCGCTGTATCTCATTGGCGGGCTGACATGTCGTGGTTTCAGGGGGAACAGCGTCCCATCTTGGAGAAATATCGTGATCTTTAAGGCCGCCATTTTCTTACTTGGCTTGTCGCCCTCTTGGGGCATGGCGGAGGAGGCGAAGATATTTGACCACTTCCTTGGGGATCACATTGTGGATTTCCCGGTCGATACTGCAGAAGTGTTGGACAGCGATATCGACGGATACGCCGGGCAGTCCTTCATTCGGATAATGGCGCCGGAAGCGACCGAGATTGCGCTTACGTTTCAGGCGTCGAGCCGAAAGCTTCACTACATTGAGCACGACTGGATTGATCGCTCGAAGACCGCATCGACCGCCCTTGACCTGACCAACACACCTGAGTTTCAGTTTGGTAAAGCCAAGATAAGTGACGTTCAATCGGCACTGGGCAGCGAAGGGTTTCACTATGCGTGCCGGCGGATTGTGCGGACATCTGATGGTTTTGTAAGTTTTCTTTCGTTCGAGATTCCAAGTCGACCAGAAGCTGTTTACACATTTGTATTTGAGCACTCGCCGGACTTAATAGAGCGCGGTTGGGTGGAACCGGTGTCCGAGGACTTTGGCGGGGCTATCCTTGTCGCGACGATTGTGTTTCGGCCGCATTACGGTGAACAATTCTGGTGCCCCGAACGGGTCGCGTACGACCCCAAGTCAAAGCTGCCGTTACCCCCGGAACAGCAAAGATTCTCTGATTTTCTTCCCGACGGTCTGGAAGAAGTGGAAACTGATGCTTGGTCTGTGATCACCGAGCCTGTTTTAATGATTGCTAAGAATGGTGCGGTGACTTGGGGTGACCGCATGCACATCATGCCTGACCCTGTTGATTGCGCGAACGCGGATGTCATGGTGTGGGCGCATACAGTTCAAGATAAGGACCTCTTGAAGTTGAAGAGGCAGGCGGTTGATGCTGCATTTAACTTGCTGCTTCTTGACGGAGTGCATGCCCCCGTTGAGGCACCTATGACCTTAAGCCATGCGATCTACGCACCAATAGACGGTCGCGAATGGCCGCCATTTGCGATCGGTTCCTTCGTCTTCGGGCCGTTTGATTTCAAAACCCTCGCTGAAGCTGAAAATGATCCTGATGTATTTGGCTTCTCTCTCGAGTTTGGATCAGATGTCGCTGGTATGCGTGATAACTTCTGGTCGCTCGAAGGCCTGAGTAAGGCGGGGGCTGAAGCTATTCGGCTTTGTCAGGAGAAAGATAAATGACCGAAATCCCGAGCGATCTGATTATGGCATACAAAACAACTGATTTTAGGGTGTTGGAGCCACGAGAATTCACGCTACGGGTCGGGCAGCACTCCACCGAGTTGCATGAGCTGTACGCCGAACTGGGCGTAACTTGCGCTGGTTATTTGACCGCTTGGAACCCGTTCAGCAAGGAGGCTTTGGAGCTCGAGAACGAGTACGCGCAGCGGCAGCTGCTTCGGCGACTATCGCTCGAAGGTTTTCCGGCTCTGAACGCCCTCGGCATTAATCCGTCCGGTGGTTGGCAAGGAGAGGATAGCGTTTTTGTTCCGGGGCTTGATCTTGAGCGCGCGATATCACTGGGAAACGAGTTTGGTCAAAACGCAATCGTTTGGGTGGGGCACGATGCCATCCCTCAATTGGTCCTGCTGAGGTGAGAAATCATGGCGCCAGTACCTAGCAATGAGAACATTGAAAATGGTGAAGCCGCAATTGTCCGTGAAGACTATGCTCAAGCATTAGCATTCTTCGCTGCCGCGGCCGAGGAAGGATGCGTGCAGGCTCTAACCTACCTTGCATCAATGTACGAGGATGGCCTCGGTGTTGAACCCGATCAGGAAAAAGTTCTGTCTCTCTTGCACCAAGCAGCCAGTGCAGGAGATGCAGAGGCCTGCGGTAGACTGGGTTATTTGCACGCGGTCGGCAAATTCGTGGAGCCAAATCCGGGTGCGGCTGTCGAATTCCATAAAATGGCCGCGAAACAGGGGCTGGCAAATTCCCAGTGCGACCTTGGGCGCCACTATGCTCACGGCATCGGAGTTCAGCAAAATTTGGCGGAAGCCCAGCGGTGGTATGAACTTGCAGCCGAAGCCGGGCACGATTTGGCCCAGCACAGTTTGGCAGCCATTTTGTTAAACCTCCATAATCCGCATCGAGATTCAGCGGGTGGAATGAAATGGTTGGAAGCTGCTGCGTCTGGGGGCAACGTTAAGGCTCAGTATGAAGCTGGAAGTTTGAAGTTGGGAACAACATTTCCTGAACTGCTGGATTTTCAAGGAGCCGAGTTTTGGTTGACTACTGCTGCAAAAAACGGATCCATCGACGCTCTTTATCAAATTGCGAACTGCTTCGAGCACGGGGTGGGCGTCGAGCAAAACTATGAGGCCGCGGCCCATAATTATTTCGAGGCCTGCAAACAGGGGAACATCGAGGCAGCATTCGCCCTCGGAACCTTGTTTGAGAACGGGCTTGGAGTTGCTCAGGATTATGGGGCGGCTTTGAAGTTTTACGGCCTCGCGGCAGAAAAATTTCATGTATCTGCTCTGTTCAACATGGGCAGATTCTATCAGTTTGGCTGGGGAGTGCCGGTTGATTATGCGATTGCACATCGCCACTTTCTTTGGGCAGCTGAGCGTGGGCATTTGATGTGTCAGTTCCTTGTCGGGCAAGCTCTTCTGCGCGGCGTGGAAGATACGCCGGAAGACTTCGAGGAAGGCGTGGCTTGGATGCGGCGAGCAGCGATGGCAGGATTTGCCGCGGCCCAAGCGGAACTCGGGTTTTGTTACTTAGCGGGCCAGGGCGTGGACCAGGATTACGAAGAGGCGCTAAGATGGTCGCTTGCAGCTGCTGAGCAAGGCCACGCTTGGGCACAGTATCGTGCTGCTAGCATACTTATTCGTTACGGTTGTCGCGGTGAGACGGAATTCGTGGAAGCGGTTAAATGGCTCGTAAGATCCTTTAACCAGGCACAAGAAGAAGGTGAGCGGCGCCAAGACTTAATCAGAGCAGACTTCAATTATCTCCAATCTGCTTTGCCCGCGGATGTTTTCGAATCTGCGTGTAGTGAGGCACTCACTTCAAGGGCTCAAGGTCTGGCGACCTCGCTTGGTGGTCACGCGTGAAAATGGTCACTGCTAAAGCTGGCAATCTGATTATTCATGTCCCCCACGCATCGACGTTCATCCCAGAGGATGTCTGGTCAGAATTTCTCGTGCCGCGAGCTCAAGTTGAGGCTGAAGCCGCCGCTTCTGCCGATCTCTACACAGATGAAATGGCACGCCAAGCATGGCCGCAAGCGAAGATCATTCAGGCACAAGTGTCCCGCATCGTCGTTGATGTCGAGCGTTATGATGACGACAGCAAGGAAGAGATGGCCGCGGTCGGCCGAGGCGCCCTCTACACTCACGATCATAACCAGATAGAAATCCGAAAGAGCCTGTCCGGATCCCGTCGGGAAGAGCTGTTGACGCGCTACCATCGGCCCCACTGGCAGGTTCTACGAGCTCATGCTGCTGGTGCAATACTGGTCGACCTTCACACCTATCCTGCCGAGCCATGGATCATAGAGCGTCATGCGCAGGGGCCTCGTCCAGAGATCGACATTGGCTTCACTGAGGCGCTGACACCTACCGTGTGGGTTTACGGATTAACACGGCACTTCGAGCGGCACGGCTTTATGGTTGGCCACAATACGCCATATACCGGCGTTATCGATGCTGGCGCTCGGGCCGCCGTAATGATCGAAATTCGCCGCGATGTTGTTGGTCATCCGGGGGCAGATCCGAAGTGGCTTCGCCTTATCGAGGCTTTACGAACTATGCCGCTAGAGGTCTGAATGATGCAAAATCCGCTTAATGAATTTGGTATAGCTGATCGCGCCTTGGGTGCAATCGTTGGGCTGGCTGTCGGGGATGCCCTTGGCGCCCCGGTGGAGTTCTGCCGGCGCGACACGTTCGAGCCAGTTACTGGAATGCGTGCTGGCGGGTATTTCAAGCTTCCTGCCGGTGCGTGGACTGATGACACGGCGATGGCCCTTTGCCTGGCTGAAAGTTTGATCGAACACCCCGAACTTGATCCGAAGGATCTCCTGGATCGCTTCTGCTTGTGGGCTGAGAAAGGCGCCAACACGAGCACCGGTGTTTGCGTTGGCATCGGACAAAACACGCTTCGAGTCTTGGGCAACTATCATCGTAAAGGCGAGCTTTTCGCCCCCGAAACGCGCCAAAAATCAGATGGCAACGGGGCGGCCATGCGCTTGGCGCCCGTCGCTGTGCGTCACTGGCGCAACCCTTCTGAGGCACAGCGGATTGCTGAGGCTCAGAGCCGTACCACGCATTATTCGGACATTTCGGCAGCTGCGTGCGAGGCGCTAGCTGTAATCATGTCCGCCCAGATCAATGGGGTCGGCTGGGAGACGGCTTCTAAGCCAACCCCCGCAGGGCATTGGCCTGACGCAATAAAAACAATTTCAGTTGAGGACTGGAGCGCGCGTGATCGTGAAAGCATCAGTTCGACTGGCTTCGTCGTGCACACGCTTGAGGCCGCACTTTGGGCTGTCGACACGACGAGCAGCTTTGCTGCCGCTGTTCTGAAGGCGGTAAACTTGGGAGACGACGCCGACAGTGTTGGCGCTGTTGCGGGGCAGTTGGCTGGCGCGCGGTACGGTCTGAGCGCCATCCCGCAAAGTTGGCTGGACGCGTTGATCCATCAGGCTGAAATTGAACGGATCGGTCGAATTCTTTTCCATGCTGGCTATGCTACCGGGGGATGCGATGCCGTTTGAGCCCTCAGAGACGGTTTCGCGGAAGTTCTTTGATTATTTGGTGAATTCTCACACGCTTGGCCATGATGGGTTTCATGGAAGAGATCACTGGCTGCGCGTCCTTCACAACGCGCGAGCGATTGCGACAGAGACAGGGGCGAATCTGCGTGTCATGGAACTGTTTGCAGTTCTCCATGACAGTCAAAGGCAAAACGAAAATCATGACCCTGATCACGGCCACCGAGCGGCAGCCTATGCGGCAGTGCTTAGAGGCAAATGGTTTGATTTGGCCGATGATGAGATGGAGCTTCTGATCGAAGCCTGTCGCTATCATTCAGACGGCATTGTTGAGGCACATCCGACCGTGCAGGCTTGCTGGGATTCCGACCGCTTAGATCTCGGCCGCGTGGGTGTGCGGCCCGATCCACGATTTTTGTGCACCAGCTTTGCAAAGAGACCAGAGGTCATTGAGGCAGCCTATCTTCGATCCACTCAGGGGTTGTTGATGCATGCTTCAGATTTAAACCCGTCAGCACTTCAACTCACATTGCAAAAGCTTCAAAACGATTGGGGAGAGAATTTCCGCGAGTATACGGTCTTGAGCGGGCGTGCCGAGGTGATCAGCGTAGATCCTGCAAACCTCACACGCGTTATTCGGAGCCACCTGTACCTATTTCCGGATAGCGACAGCTTTGACTTTGCTCGCACTATCCCAACCTCGTTCGTGACGGAAGAATGCGTTTGGACCCTAACGTGGTCTGATCCAGACGAATTTGATGATCCGAGTGGCTTTACCGAAAGCGATTACGACACCGAAAACCTAGAGATCGATGGGGCGGGTTGGGATGATCCTGATCTGCCTGACGAAGTGTTTGAGAGAGCGATCGCCCATATCGATTGGTGGGGGACAGGGGAGTGGTTGGACGACTGGGAGCAAAGCAGCGCCCCCAAATTTAGGGAAGCTCCAGCGAGGCTTCGGCCATATCTGCAGAATGCACTCGCGCTCTACCGCCGCCAAACGCTTGGTCGCAAAGGTTACTGGTTATATCTGGCAGCGCACCCAAAGTTTCTTTGGCAGCGGATCAGCCGGCAGAGCATCTGGCGTACCATCACGCCAGAGCAGTTAGGGTCCTTTTCATTTCATAGGAGGTCTTGAGATGCCTGCTCAGGATTTTGTTGAGCTGACAGCCTACTGGGGCAACGATGATGCTGATAGCACCATCAAGATCAGCGCTAAAAAGTGGGAACAAATCAAAGCCGGGGCACAGTTTCAGAAAACGGCAAAGTCATATTATGAAGGACAAAAGTACGACATTACCTGGTCGTTTTCTAATGGAGTCGTTTCAATAGATGGTGAGGATGGCATGCAATGTGTCGTCGACCTTCCAGTTGGGGAATTGATCCTGCATCAGCTCAAGCCTGGGGGGCCGACATGACGCGTCATACAGTGATCCCGGACATCCACGCAGATTTCGAACGGCTGCAGCAGTCTCTGCAGCATGCTTCAGCCAGTGGCCAAGTTGCCTTCCTCGGTGATTTTATCGACGCAGGCAAAACTGTAGAAAAGCCTGCCGATTTCCAGGTGCTGGAGCTCGCAAGAACTCTCATTTCAGAGGGGAAGGCGGTGGGCGTGATGGGCAACCACGAGCTAAACGCCATTCTGTACCATGCGAAAGGCAACAACGGCGCCCCGATGCGTCAACACAGCCCCAAGAACCAAAAGCAGCACCAGAGTTTTATTGATGAGTTTGGTGTCGGCACAGGGAGGGCGGTCGAGTGGACAGATTGGTTCTTAGAAGCGCTGCCCCTATGGGCAGAGCTGGACGGGCTCAGGCTAGTTCACGCTTGCTGGTCAGATGCCAAGATTGACGAAGTCCGGTGCCGGCGACCTGATGGGTATCTGAAGCGCGAGGACCTTCAAGAGATTGCAGATGAGAGCACAGCGTTTGGTCAAGCAGTCAAAGCCTTGGTGACGGGCCCCGAGGTTGAACTTCCCCCGGGTTATTCGTTCCACGATTTTCACGGCAATAAACGCAAAGAGGTCCGTCTGGCATGGTGGAACGCTGACGCGGTAACGTGGCCAGAAGCCACCTTGTCAGTCCCTGATCCGCTCGAACTGCCTCAGGATGCCATGCCGGCTGACGCAAAGTCAGAGATCTATCAGTCTGACGCATCACCCGTCCTGGTTGGACATTACAAGATGAAGGGCGTGCCGCGGATTGAGCATCAAAAGGCCTCCAGCATCGACTATCCGGGAGCTCCATGTGTTTATCACTGGTCAGGTGGCAGTCGTCTGAATGCAACCGACCTCGTCACGCTCTAACGCTAGGAGGGGAAACAGTGCCAATTGATGAAATCAGCTTTGCACCACCCGATGATCTCACGTTTCAAAGTCTTGTTTTACGTGCCACACGAGATCAGATTCCGGCCTTCGGCGCGGTCATTCGGACCGAAGATGTGCGTCTCACCAGAGCTTTTGAAAATCACAGACCTGAAAATATGCCCGGTGGAGCCGAAGTGGTTCGGAAGATGTTTTCGGATTGGCAAGCCGGCAAGCCAGCACAGCCTTGGCTGTATGCAAAGGGCGATGACTACATCGTGGCAGATGACTACTTTTGGTTGGCTCTCGTTGAAAAAGGGGGGCCGCCAACCTTTTCGGCGCAAATACTTGGTGAGCCTCTCAGCGCAGGTCTCATTCAGAAGTTCGGTCCATTGGGGCCGGATTTCGTGAAGCGTTCTTTTGGATTTGCGTGACATGATTGAACGTCCGCATTTTTCGAGTGGTCGAAGTAGGTTGGTCTGATGGATTTTGTTTTTTACGACCTAGAGACCACGGGGATCTCGGCTGCGTATGACCAGCCGCTGCAATTCGCAGCGATCCTGATGGATGAACATTTCGTCGAGAAGCAGCGTGTGAATCTTCGCTGCCGTTTGGCTCCCCATATTTTGCCATCGCCGCAGGCTTTGGTCGTTACAGGGGTCACGCCAGAACAACTGACGGACCCAAGCCTGCCATCACTTTTTGAATTCTCTCAGAAGGTCGTTGCACTGACAGAGCAGTGGGCGCCGGCGATTTGGGTTGGCTACAACACAATGAAATTCGACGAGGAGGTGCTGCGGCAAACCTTCTATCAGAACCTATCGCCGAGCATTTACGCCACTCAGTTCAACGGCAATACGCGCTTCGACATTATGACGGCTGTTTATGCAGCCTACGTGCGAGACCCCGGACTTCTGGCCTGGCCCCAAGATGACGCTGGTCGGCAGAGCTTCAAGCTCGACCGAATAGCCCCCGCCAACGGGTTCAATGGCCACAACGCTCATGACGCACTTGGAGATGTGGAAGCCACGATCCACATCGCCCGCCGGATAGCTGACAGAAACCCAAGCCTCTGGGCGGAACTCTTGTCCAATGCCCATAAAACGGAAGTTCAAGCCAAACTCGAAACCTTTCAGCCGATGGAGTTGGTCCTTCGCTTTGGAGGGGGCGAACCCCGTGCCTACACGGGGGTCTTTTGCGGCTACACCCAAGGGAACAATACGCGGGCAGCATTCTTCGACCTCAATGCTGCTGATCCTTCAGAATTTTCAAACGCATCCGACGAGGCGCTCTTTGCGGCGGTTGATGCGTCTCCCAAAGTCATCCGTGGCGTCTCGACCAACAAGGCACCGGCGCTCTTGAGCATGGCTGAACCTAGTCCCGAACATCAACGGCGCGCCGCAGTTATCGCAGACGCACCAGAGTTTCGACGCAGGGTTGGAGAGGCGATGGCTGCGCGCTTTGTTGATGATCCTGAAGCGCCACCGAAGCCGGTTGAGGAACTGATTTACGGCGAGTTTTATTCCAACGCTGACAAGAACCTGCTCAGCGAGTTTCAGCACGCTGACTGGCCTCGTCGCCAGGAGATCGTGTCCAGCTTGTCAGATCGTCGCCTTCGTCAGCTGGGAAATCGCTTGGTCGCGTTTCATAGACCTGAACTTTTGACCGCCGAAGAGACCGCACGGTTCAGGGACTATCTGCGATCAAAGTGGTTGCCATCGGCGGAAGAAAAGGCCCACTGGATGACCCTTGATCGAGCCGCTGAAGAAATTGCCAACATCCAAGAGCAATACGGGGCAGATGACGCGGTCATAGGTGCCATTCGAGAATTTTTCGCGGACCGCCGGAGGGTACTTGATTGACGAGGGCGTCGGCTTTTGATGAAATTAAAAGATGCATCAAGAGCTGGGCTGACGCCCGCGCCAACCTGCCAAGACCGGCAAGGTGGTTTCCCGAGAGGGGATGCGGCCCTAGGCAACTAAAGGTCGTCAGCGTCGTCAGCCCTCCTCGGAAACGAAGGAGGGTTTTTTGTTTTCGACCTAACCAGATCAGGCCTCAACTCCTGACCTACCGTAACACATTCGGGCATTTGAACATCAGCTTGTGCGCCCTGCCAGATGGCTAAAGCACTAAAGAGAGGAAAGACCATGAACCAACTTTACCCATTTTCGTCTGAGAGCGTTTCGGCTGGGCACCCAGACAAAGTCTGTGACCAGATTTCAGACGCGATCCTAAGCGAGTGCCTCCTGCAAGATCCGGCCTCACGTGTGGCGATCGAAGCCTCGATCAAAGATCACACACTTTTTCTCTTCGGGGAAATCACCTCCCGAGCGCGTATCAATGCCCCAGAAATCGCCAAAGATATCCTGGTCCGCATCGGTTACGACGATCCTGCTTGGGGTTTGTCGATTGAACGCCTGCAAGTCATCGAGGCGATCTCCAGGCAATCCGCCGAGATCGCATTCGGCGTCGACGGCGCCGAAACCGGCGCAGGCGATCAAGGCATCATGTTTGGATATGCCTGCAACGAAACGCCAGAGCTCATGCCTCTTCCGATTATGCTCGCTCATCAGCTTATGCGCGCGCATCACAGTCTGCGGCGGTCTGAAGTCGGCTCGGGACTAGGTCCTGACGCAAAAGCTCAGGTGACGGTGCTCTACGAAAACGGCCTGCCCCGAGAGGTCACGGACGTTGTCTTGTCAACGCAGCATCGCCATAGCCTTGGCCTCGATGCTTTACGCGCACTGGTTACCGAGGCCCTCATTAAGCCAACGCTGGGAGACCTTTGGCGGCCGACTGTAAGGCTGCACATCAACCCCGCAGGGACGTTTCACATGGGTGGCCCTGCCGCCGACGCTGGCTTAACGGGGCGAAAGATTATCGTGGATACCTACGGCGGATCTGCCCGCCATGGGGGAGGTGCATTCTCGGGAAAAGACGCAACCAAAGTAGATCGGTCGGCAGCCTACGCCGCGCGCCAACTTGCCAAGGATGTGGTCAGCCGGGGATGGGCGGACAGCTGCGAAGTACAGGTGGCTTATGCCATCGGTGAAGCAAGGCCTGTCAGTTTTGCGTTCTTGCCCACCGGCGATGCGAAAGGTCATGAAATTGCCAAGCAATATCAGCTCGAAGGTATTGACCTGTATGGCCTCTTCGAACCGGCGCGCATCATCGAGCGTCTGCAACTGCGCCTTCCAAGTTATCTTCGGACGGCCGCATTTGGTCATTTTGGCCGTCATGATGTGAGTTGGGAGAAGCCGTTTTATCGGTCGCAGCAGCGAGACCATGTCAGGGAGCTCGCCATCCGCGAACAGGTTTGCGGAATGGGTTTTGTCTCAGGCTTGGCACTGGACCAGGTGAAAGCGAAGCGCATTGAAGACTACGCGGAGGCCCGCGCGGAGTTCATGGCCAGCCACCTTTAAAGACAGGGAGATGAAGATGTCCGCTTTTGTGAAGTCTCTCGCTCAGTCTGCTGCTCAGATTGATAAGGTCGCTTCTGGTAGCCTCTATCCGCACCAATCGGATGGAGTGGCCTTCTTGCTCTCGAAACGGCGCGTCATCTTAGCGGATGACATGGGCCTTGGGAAAACGCGTCAAGCGATTGTTGCCATGGAAGTCGGCGCCCCTATGGGGAAGATCCTGGTCGTGTGTCCCGCGTCGCTAAAGTTGAACTGGAAACGGGAAATCAGGCTCGTTGACCCCGGGGCGTCAATTGAGGTTCTTGGTGTTGACCAAGATGCACCCGAGGATGCCCGCTGGATTATCGTGAACTATGATATTCTCGGTAAACATGCCGGGCGCATGCATGGCATAAACTGGTCCGGTGTGATCCTTGATGAAGCGCATTTCATCAGAAACGCTAGTCAGCGCACCAACCACTGCCTGAAATTGCTCGGTGTTCAAGCTGAAGCTCGAGCTCCAGTCCTTGGTCCGGACTTCGTATTCCTTTTGACCGGCACGCCGATGACGAACAGGCCGAAAGACCTGTTCAACTTGTTGCGCTGCGTTGGCCACCCGTCAGCAAGATCGTTTTTGTCTTATGCCAAACGGTACTGTGACGCCTATCGCAACGATTACGGCTGGGTAACGACGGGTGCTTCGAATCTCGATGAGCTGAACCTATTGCTGAAGGAAGTCTCTATCCGACGGAAAAAGGAAGACGTGCTTGATCTACCACCCAAGATCCGCAGCTGGGTGCCGGTGGATATATCGGGCAGTGCCGCGGCTTTTAGCGCAGTGGAATCCTTCGTCACTTGGTATTCGGGAACTGACCCGTCAAAGCCCAATGACACGGAGTTTTTGGCTCGCCTGACCAAGGTGAGAACTGCGTTGCACAAGGCGAAGCAAAAGGCCGTTGAGGAACGCATTCGGGACGTGGTGGCAAGCGGCGAGAAGGTTGTTGTCTTTACATGCTTCAGCGAAGGCATTGAACGACACAAGGCCAAGCTGGGGGATGCTGCGATCACGATCACTGGTTCTGATTCAGCCGAAAAACGCATGGCTGCAGTTGACCGGTTCCAACAAGACGAAACAGTCAAAGTCGCCCTTTGCAATATCATTGCAGGTGGCGTCGGGATTACCTTGACCGCTGGCACGCATGTGATCTTTCAAGATTTGGACTGGGCCCCTGCAAACCATGCCCAGGCAGAAGACCGCTGCTACCGCTTGGGGCAAACCCGGCAGGTGACTGTCGAGTACTTCACAGCCGACGGCACTCTGGACGGCTATATCGCTACCCTGCTGGATCAAAAAATGAAGCTTATCGCAGCTGTGGAAGCCGAGGAACTTCCAGACATAAGCATTTTGCGTGAAATCCAAGACGGTCTGCGCCGCCTTGCACCCGCACTGATTGAGGAGGTCCGGGCAGCGCGTGCGACTGGCAATGTGGCACAACGGATTGAGAAACTGGCAGCGGCCCAACCGCGTGCCAACGCAGATAGCAGTCCTCTTGGAGAAACAGGGCAGTGGGAGTTCACAAGCACAAGGGATCCATCCGCGCGCTACTTGGTCACCTTTGGGCGTGCAGGTCATTTGGAATGTACGTGTCAGGGTTTCGTGTACCGCGGCAATTGCAAACATGTGCAGGACGTGCGTGGGAAGATGTTTGATGAATAAGATCAATAGCTAAGTCGACGCAGCAGAGGCATTTGGTGAGTGCGCCGGGCCATCTGGGTTGGCATCTGAGGTCGGGGCATTGTCCGCTGCAGATGCAACTCAAAAAAAGACGACAAGAAATTTGTTTTGTTTCTTGACGATCGCATAAACTAGACATATTTCTTGTCTAGTTCTTCGAAGGCTAACCATAAAGTGAGGTGCCAGAGCCGTGACCCTTTCGGAACTTGCCAATTGCTTAGGCATACCTGCACGCCAAATCAGGTTCATGATCGCTGAAGGGATTTTGCCTGCAGCTGCACGAACTGGGCGATCTGCGGATGCTTATGATGAGACGCATGTCGCCAAGGGGCAAAGGTACTTGGCGTTGCATAGGATGGGGATGAAGCCCGGATCAATCAAGGTTCTGATGGCCTTCGATGATGCGGTTCCAATCCTTCAGGAGAATGGGATTGAGTTGCGTGTTGATCCGCAGCTTACCCCCGACGAGTTGGATGTCGACGCGATCATGGCAGCAGTCCAGGGCGCACTTCGAGCATATACAAACAGAGGATAGCAGATGCAGGGCAGGGCACTTGGTCACCGTCTCGACACGCTCCACGACGGACTAACTACCTTTCGAAATGGCGAACCGGCTCCCATGCCGTTGTTGCATACTGAGATTGGAGTTCGCATCTTGGCGGGCTTGGCCATCGTTCGAACGACACGCAAATTCAGCAATGCGGAAGAGACTCCGATTGAGGCGATTTTGACGTTTCCAGTTGGCTTCGATGCTACCGTTACAGAACTGGCCGCCACAATCGACGGCCGACGGCTGCTCGGAGTTGCCAAAGAGGCTGCTGAGGCTCGCGAGACCTATGAGGCAGCGTTAGATGAAGGGCGTCTTAGCGTTCTTCACGAGGAAGCGCTGCGTGGCATCCACGTGCTGTCTGTCGGAGCACTGCCCCCGGGTTCGCAAGTCGCGATTGAATTGGAGCAAGTGGTTCCGCTATCGAATGTCGGTGGAGCGCCATTTCTTCGGCTTCCAATGACCGCTGGACAGATTTATGGGACCTCCCCCCTCCTGCCCGCAGATGACCTGGTTTCAGCGCAGGGCGTGCGCCATGACGCGGTGTTGCGCGTCATAACTGAAGGCGGGATTGCAATTATGGACGGCAAAGCATTGCCAGTCGACAGCCCCGTTGAGGTGACCCTTGATCATGCGATCGAGTTGCGACTTGACGGGGGCTTGTTCGGCAGTTTCAACGGCTGTGCAGCAGATGGCCGTTCTGTAGAGGTTTCTTTGCAGGCCGCCGCGGATACTGACGCACCTCTCGATTTGCACATTATTGTCGATCGCTCTGGATCAACAAATGGCCAAGTCCGTGACGGTGGAATGTCTGTTTGGGCAGCAATGCGTGCGGGACTGGCTGTCGAACTTGCAGCGCTCAATTCTCCCGACCGCGTTGCGTTGTGGCAGTTCGATGATGGCTGCGAGTCGCTCGGCGTGGCGCGGGGAACTGAGGCCGCGAGGCTTGTGAATAAATTGCAAGGCCCGGGTGGTGGCACTGAACTTGCGGGAGCAATTCGAAAAGCGCTGAGGGCGAGCGCGAAAGACATCCTCGTTCTAACGGATGGCCAGACTTGGGCTCACATGGTCGATGAACTGAAGGCTGAAGGGCCACGGATATCGGCAATTCTGGTAGGCCCGGGTAGTCTAGATGCAAACATTGGTCATCTCTGCGCCATAACGGGTGGGCAGGTTCTCTTCGCGCCGGGCCGCGACGTTGCCTCGTCATTGCGGACAGCGTTCAAAGCCTTGCGCAATCGCGCTCGCGCCATTGAAGGCAAGACTTCAAATGAGGTCCCGATCTCGCTGACAGCTCGCCGCGGAGGCGTAAACATTAATGTAACCTGGCACGACTCAAAGGTTATTGAAGTTTGCTCGACAGAGGTGGCCATTGGCCGGTTTGCGGCTTCTCTCGCGCTTCCACTGCTTGACGCCTCAGCGACAGAGGCATGGTCGCGTGCACATAGCCTTTGCACTCACACAACAAGCCTGGTTCTCGTTGATGAAATCGGCGAGGCATCAGAAGGGTTTTCGCGCATGCGAAAAGTGCCTCTTATGGCCGCTATCGCTCCGGAGGCGTTGAGCCGTCCTCAATCTGCACTGCATTACAGTAACTCCTCGCGGGGGGGGGCGATGATGCGCGCGAGCGCAATATCTTCCGCACTTGCTTCTCCATCGGCACAAAGCCGGCGCCACCATTCGGGCCCGCCAGCGGTGTGGCTGCGGACGGATGGTGGCGGTGGGTCGCGGCGACCTATGCAAGACCGCGGCGGGAGCAAGGGGCTCCTGGCTGGTCTTTTGGCAAAGTTCAGAGGCAAACAACGGCAGCCTGTTGAAGCCTTGTTTTCAGGTTTTGCGTGGGATGTTTGGGGCGATAACTTGCTCACTGGTGATATCAGCAGCCTCACTGCGGAGCAGCAGAATGCAGTCTTGGAAATAGAGGATAAGTTACAAGATTTTTGCAGCTCAGAAGGTCGGGAATTTGATGTCATCTTGCCATTCCGGATTTATGCGCTTGGCTTCATCGCGCGACTTGCAAATGATCGTTTGGGGGACCGCTTTGCGAAGCGGGCTCTTAAGAACATGCCCGCGTGGCTTGAGGGATGGACTGGCTAACCCGTTCGGCCAAGACGTAGAAAACAAAGAACCGAAAGTTCGCGACGTGGATCTGTGGAGACAAGCAGTGAAAAGAACAATAACTCTGGCACTTTTGGGATCCATTTTGGGCTGGTCTTCTCTGGTCCATGCACAGACAGAAGCGGGTACTTCGCCCTTGGTTTCGTCTATTCCAGAGGAGCTTGCTGCATCCCCAGTCCAAGACGTATCGACCGCAGCGCTCTTGGATCAGATGCATCGATTGAACGCCTCGGGCGGTGCGGTCGTCATTATCTCTGCGAATTCGGGTCAGATTTTGGCATTAGTCTCGGCGACGCGCGATGGCTCCGGCTCTGAAGCGCTAATGTACGATCGGGCCATCAACCGGGCTCAAGAAACCGGTTCGGTCATGAGCAGCTTTGCTGTGGCTCAGGCTCTTGAATTAGGTCTTGTGGCAAACGAAGGCACCATGTTGGATACGCCAAAGTCGTTTTCTGTTGGCGGTCGCACTTACGAGGATGACGCTGAGCGTGCGCCGCAAATGTCCTTGGAGGAAGTGTTCGTTGAGAGAATCCCAGTTGGCTTGTTTCAACTTCTGAAAATGATTGGCCCCGAGCAACATCTGGCTTTCTTAGCCGACCTTGGTTTTTTCCAACCCCTCCCACTTGAAAATCGGGCTCCCTCTGATCTTGAGCCACTCATTCCAACCAAAAGCGGAGAACTCATCGGCTTCACTGCCGTACTCGGATATGGGTTCACCAGCAGTCCACTTCAGTTGGCAACAGCCTATGCCGCGCTCGTCAACGGTGGCATGCAGGTTACGCCGTCCTTCGAGGCATCTGCAGGTGCGAAAGAACGCATCTTGTCGGAAAAAACGTCAACCATCATGCGTTATTTGCTTCGAAAGAACGTGACAGATGGTCTGGCATGGTTGGCGGAAATTCCAGAGCATTCCATCGGGGGCAAAGCCAGTACAGTGGAGATGCGCACTCGGGGCGGAGGGTTTTCGCCTGAGCATGTTGTGAACAATTTTGTTGGCGTTTTTCCTGCTGATAAGCCCGAATATGTCATCGCAGTTCTCCTCGAGGATCCTGCCGCCATTATCGAGGGCGAAGAAAAGCGCACTCCGGGTTGGACCGTTGTGCCGGCCGCAACCGAGATCATCCGGCAGGTCAGTGGTTCTTTACCCTTCGACAATTGAGTACATGGTTTCGGGGGAATTCCCAGCGTCTTGAACGATACCTCACAGGTGCGAGTGACCAACCAAGTACCCGTCCATGCTCGCTCTCATGCAATCATCGGTACCACGCTACATTCGTTTGGGAAGTCATCTGCAGGTAGGGCGCTCGTCAATCGCAGCATCAACATCACTACGTCTTTCGTTAAAGCGTGTATGGCAAAGCAAGCGACCGAATTGGCAAGCAAAACCAGCCCAAACCATTTACCTCACCTGCGCGGTTGCTTGATCTTCGTCGAGCGGGAGCATCCGGGAAGCACATACATCGCCGTAGAGGCCCCCGACGATCTGACGCTGCATCTCCTTCAGGCACGGCTTCTTGACCTTAGTGAAAATGTGTACATTAGGATCGAGAAGGCTGCGTAGACAGCCAGAAATGAGGGTGCAGGATGGTCAGCAAGTATGCGGTGATGGTGGCGGGCCTCTGGGTGATGTTGGTGATTTCCGGCGGCGCCTCCGCCGAGGAACGCATGGCGGTGGAGCGCAATCTGCTGATTTTCGACCTCTCCGAAAGCTCGGGCCTGCCTGAAGAGGATAGAATGATCTTGCCGGATGACCACGTATTGTTGGCAGAACTGCTGATGGAGAACCCTGCAGTCGACACAATCGTTGTCTCTGGTGACGGTGGCTTCAATTGGCCTGCCCATGAAATGGCGAAAAAGATCGAAAGCTTTGGTCTCCACACGGTCGCCCGCCACACCTGTGCCAGTGCCTGCACGACGATCCTGCTTGGGGGTGTGGAGCGCAGCATGCAGCCGGGGGCGAGTATCGGCTTCCATCGCATGTCCAACGCTGCAAGCGACCTCAGGGCCACGTACGAGAGGCTAAAGGATGAGGAGGGCTGGAGTGACGAATTCGCTTTTGCCTCTCACATCTTCGAGAGGGGTGAGATTGCAGCACGCGATTACATTGCTTTCCTTCTCCGCAGAGGTGTGACACCCGAATTCGCCCTCACGTCCCTGACCTACAGCAGCATGGACATGTGGTACCCCTCGGAGAAAGAGATGCTTGAGGCTGGGGTCTTGACGCGGAGGCCAAAGACGCCAGAAGAGGAGGCTGCAGCACCTTGAAGGCGGCTGGAGGTTTAAATCTGAAGAATTTAAAACAGTAGCACTTAGTCTGCCCTAAACGGTTCAAGGTCAATGCCGCTGCAGTGTCCAGTATGGGGCTTTGGTCCTTCGCACAAGGTGAACTTGAGGCGATCGCCCTCGCCGTCGACGACGACGGTTCCCAAGAAGGGCTGTGACTTTTCTCGGTGGAAGATCCACGCGGTGCATTTGGCGACGCCACAGTAGCCATATCCCCCACTATCGCACCGCATACCACTGGCGTCGAGCACCGTAACTGGACCTTGTGCCGTAGGGTAAACTGTTATGGCGCCGGGCTTGAGAGTGACGTCCGCGGTGTCAGGATCAGACAAATTCAGCCGATTACGTTCATCTACACAGTATTCCGAAAAGTCAGCGAGAACCGTGGCAAGAGTGTCACCGGAAATACTCTGCGCGGCAGCAGGGTATGCGAGTGCCGATGCAACGGTAATCTCCCCATTTTTAACGGGGTGCATCCGTAGAACTTACGCGGCCATTTTCAGTTTCTGTGCGGGTGTTATGCCACCGATGCCCATGTTCGGGCGGTCGTTGTTATATGTCCAGAGCCATTGTGTGGCCTGATCCTGTGCCTCCTCGATGCTTTCGATGATGTATTGGTCCAGCCACTCATGCCGAACCGTCCGGTTGTAACGCTCGACATAAGCGTTCTGCTGCGGTTGGCCGGGTTGGATGTGCTGGATCGTTATACCCTGCTTCTCAGCCCATATTCTGAGCTTCTCGCTGATGTATTCGGGGCCATTGTCCACCCGAATGGTGCCGGGCTTACCGCGCCACTCGATGATGCGGTTCAGGCTGCGAATGACCCGCTCTGCGGGCAACGAGAAGTCCACCTCGATCCCCAGCCCTTCTCGGTTGAAGTCGTCCAGCACATTCAGCAGCCGAAAGGCACGGCCGTCGCCGAGGCGATCCGCCATGAAGTCCATCGACCAGGTCACATTGGGCGCGTCTGGCACCGCCAGGACATCAGGCTTCTCCCGTTTCAGCCGCTTTCGGGGCTTGATCCGCAGGTTCAGTTCCAGCTCGCAGTAGATCCGATAGACGCGTTTGTGGTTCCACGGGTGACCTTTGACGTTCCGCAGATGCAGGAAACACAGGCCAAATCCCCATGTCTTGCGCGCGTCTGTCAGCCCCGTCAGCAGATCGGCGATCACCTCGTTCTCGTCCTTCAGCTTTGGGCTGTAACGATAACAGGTCTCGCTGACCCCGAAGGCCCGGCACGCCAGCGCGATGCTGACGCCCCGTCGTTCCACCGCCGTTTCGGCCATCTCGCGCCGTTGAGATGGCCGACCTACTTTTTTCCAAGGGCTTCCTTCAACAGATCGTTCTGCATGCTCAGGTCCGCATACATCCGCTTCAGCCGACGGTTCTCTTCTTCCATCGCCTTCATCTGGCTGACCATCGACGCATCCATGCCGCCATACTTGGCACGCCATTTGTAAAATGACGCATCGCTCATACCATGCTCACGGCAAAGCTCGGCAACCGGAACACCGCCTTCGGCTTGCCGCAGGATCGCGATGATCTGCGCCTCAGTGTATCTGCTTGTCTTCATTCGAAATCTCCTCGTTCATCTTGCCGAGAAAATTCTACTTTTGCAGCCCCTTACTTTCGGGGGGGATTACCCAACGATGAGGACAACTGGCGTCCATGTCCGCAAGTTCATCTACTTCTCCGGTTACACTTCGATCACTCTCACCAATAGCATTAATAGGAGCCGATACTATCCAACCTAGGCTTACTAATTCAAATCATCCCCGACATTCCCCATGGTGCTCCTCGTCGGCCTATGTGTTCGCCATGCCACAACAAGATGCTCCCCCTCGGTGCGCTCTTCGCTCTTTAGGTCTTTCTCCAACTTCGCCATAGCTGCCTCGGATGCAACTCGCGCGTCCCCTTCGGGCAAGTATTCCAAGGCAAGCTGACACCACTTGAATGCTTCTGCCTGATTGTCCTGCAAGAATTCGGTGGCATCTTGGATTTCGCACAAAGAACCATAGGCGAAGGGCTCGCCCTGCTCTGCAGACCGCGTAATCCAGTAAATCGCATCAGCTAGGCTTTGGGGTACTCCACGGCCTACATAATAGGACCAGCCG